AGGTCAACGGCAAGGTTGTGCGCAGTCGCATCCACGACTCGCTGGTGGAGGGTGGTCTGGAGTTGTGTGACGCACTCAAGTCTCTCAACATCATCAACGACCCCAAGCTGGAGCAGGCACGCGTTGATCTTGCCAAGCTGTTGTCCACTGTAGATACAGATGATCTACGCAAGCACGACTCAGCGCGTACAGAAGTTCGTACACAAGTCGCCGAGATTTCCCAACTGTTTAACTTCTAAGGAGACTGCATGAATCTAGCACTTGATATTGCACGCTGTCATGGCGCACACAAAGACAACGAGCGAGACGGGGGGATTCTGCCCACCTGCGTGGACTGCGAACGCAGGCTACAGATTGAACGAGACCCTGAGTTTGCGCGTGTCAGTTACATGGCCGCTCCGCTGTTCGTAAACGGCAAATGTCATCGGCACCTTGCGATGAAGGACTTGCACAAGGAGGACATGCAATGAGACCGCTACGAGTACTGAGTTTGCAAACCGAGCATGGGTTGGAGTTCAACACCGTGTGCGTTCTTGACATGCTCAGCGACTTCCCCAATCCAACACGTACACAGTTGATCGTGGATGAGTGTGCCAAGGACAAGGTATCGTCCGCAGCCACCACGCACAAGAAGCTCAGTGAGTTGAAGAAGAAAGGCTTCGTGCAAGAGCACACGCACCCAGAAGATAAAGACGGGCGGCGTTGCTACATCCAGATCACTGACACCGGCATGCAGTTCCTCAAACAATGGGAGGGTAAAGAATGACGAACGAACAAATCTTTGAGATAGCAGACAAGTATGGGTGGGTAGACGACTTCAATCGCTGGAACTTTCAGGGTGATGTAGCACTGCTAGAGTTTGCTGATGCGATTGTCAGAACCCATACACCGGAGGACATAAAGAAGATTGAACGTAAGTGGGTGAGCTTGACCGATGCGGAGATGTGCGAGTGCTACAACAGCAAGAGCATTGGCTACGCCATCGAAGCTAAGTTGAAGGAGAAGAATACATGAAAGACATGGACGCCCTGGAGAAGTTGAAGTTGTTTGAGGACACCCCGAACATCGTCAAGGAACTGAAGGGTGGGGGCTGGGAAGCCCACGGCAGGCACCTGCAAGAACTTTGGATGTTGACAAGGCAGTTGGGTGTGGAGGTTAAGAAGCTGAGAAAGGAGAAGAACACATGACCAAAGAAGAAGCATGGCTGGCGTGGATGAAAGCCGCCAAGACCACGGACACACCTATAGAGACTGACTTTGATGTGATTAAGAAGAGCAGTCATTGGGCCGCGTTTGAGGCTGGCTGGGATCTCGCATCGGTCAATCTGAACGGCTGGGACCAAGCGTATGCGATGGGCTTTGAGGCTGGAAAGGAGACGAGTGGATGACCAACTACGACAGATGGAAACTTGCAACACCTGACTACTTGGAGGATACGGATGGAGAAGAGCCAATTACAGAGGAGCCAGAAGATGCGCAATACACTGAGTAATTTCACTCAATGGTTTCTCATAGTGCTTGCCATGTTTGGCTGTTTGATGCTGGGCACGTGGCACGGCAAAAGTTTGGGCGAAGCTCAAGCAATATTAGAGTACGAGGTTGGTTATGACGCTGGTTGGAAGGCTGCGTTGTACGACCGGCCCGTCAGTGAAGAACTTGAGATGGTATGTCTCGGGTTGTGGATGGCAACGTTACCTGAAACTAAAGTTAAAGGAGAAAAAATATGATGATTGAATTTGAAGAGGTTGTCGAGCACGACGACGGTAGCGCAACTTTTACCCTTACGGGTAGCAAGGAGGACATGGACGCATTTAGAACCGCCATGTTTAACAACTTTTTAGTGAACGCAATTAAATCTCTCAAGGAGGAAGAAATGTTTACGCTCGATGACATGCAAGCACACGTTGTAAAAATTAACTACGACGATTTCGACAAGATACAAAACAAACTAATCCAAGCGCAGGGCATCATCAACGTGGCTTGGGAGGCTCATTCCGGTGCTGAGTTTGAGGACTTGGGCAGTTCGTTGTGGGCCGTCTCTGACATGCTTAAAGAAGCTCTCAAACTTTTAGATGGGGAGTCGCTTTGAGTGACGCCTTCAACTTGCGCTTCTTGTTGCGCTTCTTCTTGGCTTCTTGGTCTTCGTTCCAGTGGAGTATGCGGTGACAGTTGGCGCACAAAGGTATGCACTTGGTCTCAGCTTCCTTTTTAGCTTCAGTCCATCGTCCGTTACCAACAAGTCTGTTGACGGATTGTTTTGTGGCGTCACGCACCACGTGATGGAAGTCAATAATGGCAGGATGCTGAGTACCACAGTGCGAACACTTCTGCTCTGCTTTGTAATTTATCCAGTCTTGTCGCTTAGCACGTTTATTTTTAGCGACGCCACGTTTATGGCTGGCTTTGTTTTTTTCGTACCAATTTTTGGAGTACTCCTTTTGTTGTGCTTTTCTTTTCTCAGGATCTTTAAATGGCATTAGTCTTTCCTCAAACGCTTGCGCCAATACAAAGTTGTTTCGTAACCCCATGGGTTACTCGGCGCGTAGAGTTTGTACCCACGAGAGATGAGACTGTTTGCAGACGGAGGGTTGGCGGTGGTGTCGCTGATTACCCATCTGTATCCGTGCTTGCGTGCAAACTTTTCTCTAACGCTTATCATTCGTTTCTGCAATCCTTTTCCTCGCCAAGCGGGAAACACACCGCTCCTTGCGAGATACACCGTGTCTTTCCACTGAGAGGATGGCGTGAGTAAACAAAACGCCACGGCTTGCTTGCCGTCTATCCCAATCCACCACCAACCAACATCGGGGAAATACGGTTTGTCGTCTGGCAAACAATGCAGTTGCATCGTCGCTAGTGCTTTTTTAGTGTCGTCTGTTAGTTTGTCAAATCTTTTAAATTTAAGCATACAACCCCCAGAAAGGAGTTCTTATGTCAAATGAACAAAGTATAAATCCCGCGTATTACAAATTGGGATCTGTCGAGTGCGTTGACGCAATTAAATCTGCGACCGAAGGGCTAAATGGTTTTGAAGGTTACTGCACAGGCAACGCCATTAAGTACCTGTGGAGGTGGAAGCACAAGAACGGTGTCGAAGATTTGAAAAAAGCCCACTGGTATATCAAGAAGCTTGCGGCGGAGAGTGAAAATGCGGAAGGTTGAAGACCGAGTGCTGGAGTATCTCCAATCCCACAAGCGTCCTGTCACCGCAAAAAAGCTTGCACAGTACTACATCGTAAATGAGGGGTCGGTGCAGAAAGCGCTTGCTGAGTTAGCCGCAAAAGAAGAAGTTGTTATTAACAGAAGTGTCAGACCATATCAGTATCGACTTAAATAGGAGGCGCTATGGCAATCCAAGACGAAGTTGAACTCGACATGAAACTGGGAGAAGCACATGAAGAAATCAAAAGGCTACGCAAAAAGCTACTTGCAAGAACTGAAGAACTGCACCAACTACGACGAGCGCTGGACAGCATCCATGCCTTATCCAACAAATCCGTTTACAGTTGTGAGGCCCAGCGAGTTATTGAAGCTAGCCAAACAACGGGAGAAACAGACAACCCACGACCAGCTAACTGGGCTTGGTGAGGCGCTGATATGACAACCCCCGAAGTCAAAGTCAAGCGCAAGGTGGTTGCTCTTCTCAAAGAGATGGGTGCGTACAACTTCTTTCCAGTTATGTCTGGCTACGGACGGTCTGGCATACCCGACATCGTTGGGTGCTACCGTGGCTGCTTCTTTGCCATCGAATGTAAAGCAGGGGATAACAAGACCACCGCCTTGCAGGAACTGGAACTGCAAAAAATTCGTGATGCAGGCGGCATCGCGCTGGTAATAAATGAGGAGAACATCGAGCATGTCCAAGCAGCCATACGAAAACATACTGGTAATTGACTTTGAAACACGGTGGGATCGCAAGGACTACACGCTAAGCAAGCTCACGACTGAGCAGTACGTTCGTGACGAGCGGTTCAAAGCGTTCGGTTGTTGTATCAAGACGTACGACGTACCCGGCACGGTGTGGGTGGCACACAAAGATTTACAAGACACATTCAACGCTATCGACTGGTCAACGACAGCAGTGCTCGCACACAACGCGCAGTTCGATGTCGCCATCCTCTCGTGGGTGTACGGTGCTAAGCCTGCGTTCATCTTCGACTCGCTTTCCATGGCGCGTGCCCTGCGTGGGGTGGAGGTGGGCAACAGCTTGGCTAAGCTGGCTGATGAGTTTGGTCTGCCGCCCAAAGGTCAGGCTGTGCACAGCACAGACGGGCTGACTGAGTTGACGTTTGAGATTGAGCGTGAGTTAGCAGACTACTGTGCTCACGACACGTACTTGTGTGAAGAGGTGTTCAAGCGGTTGGTCAAGGGCTACCCCGCCAAGGAGTTAAAGCTGATCGACCTCACGCTCAAGATGTTTACCAACCCCGTGTTAGAACTTGACAAGGAGATGCTCAGTGCAGCGATTGAGGAAGAAAAAACAAAGAGAGAGAATCTTCTTCACCGTCTTGGTGTCGAAGAGTCCGTTCTGGCGAGCAACCCGCAGTTTGGGGAGTTGTTACGCAGCCTTGGAGTTGAGCCTCCGACTAAAGTTAGCAAGACCACCGGTGAAAAGGCGCTTGCGCTCGCTAAAAACGATGCGCTCTTTCAGGCGTTACTCAACTCCGACAATGAAGATGTGGCTCTCCTTTGTGAAGCGCGACTGGCAGTTAAATCAACACTGGAACGCACACGAGCGCAGCGATTCTTGGACATTGCGCAACGCGGTCCACTTCCGGTCCCCCTTAACTATTACGGCGCACATACAGGGCGCTGGTCTGCGAGTAAAGGATCTGGACTTAATTTGCAGAACTTGAAACGTGGTTCGTTCCTGCGTAAGTCGATCATGGCTCCTGCTGGACATACGTTGGTGGTATGTGACTTGTCGCAGATCGAGCCGCGTGTTCTTGCGTGGCTGTGTAACTACAGCGAGTTGTTGGAGATATTTAGGTCTGGTCAGGATGCGTACGCCCAGTTCGGTGCGCAGATGTTTGGCATCCCCGGCTTGAGTAAAGAGAGTTACCCCGACCTGCGTCAGTCAGCCAAGTCTGCGCTACTGGGGTGCGGCTATGGGCTAGGGTGGGCAGCGTTCGCTGCGCAGTTGTTGACTGGGTTCCTCGGTGCGCCGCCGACTCGATACGACAAAGC